GTGTGTGTGGGAGAGCATGTGGGGGGGGGGGGGGGGGCGGAGGCCGTGGCGCGGAACCGCATCAAGGCTCCGGGCTTCTTCCAGGACCCGGCCATCCGCAAGGCTTATAGCGGGTGCGCGTGGCCCGGCCCGGCCAGAACGAGCCTGAACCCTGTGCAGGAGATCAGCGCGGCGACGAAGCGCGTGGAGGCCGGTTTCTCCACCGCGCAGGAGGAGACCGCGCAAATGACCGGCGGAAATTATAACCGCAACATCCGCCAGAGAGTGGCGGAGGCCAAGAGAAAGCGGGAGGTGGACGAGATCATGGACCCGTCCAGCGCCGCGAGCGAAGGAGGAAATGGGAATGTCTAAACCGTTTTGGAAGTTTCAGAATGTGGCCGGAGGCAGAGCGGAGCTGCTGCTGTACGGCGACATTTCAGACAGTACGTGGTGGGGCGACGAGGTAACGCCCAAGCAGTTCGCGGAGGACCTGGACAAGCTGGGAGCCGTGAGCGAGATCACGGTGCGCATCAACAGCGGCGGCGGAGACGTTTTTGCCGCGCAGACCATCGGCAATCTGCTCGAACAGCACCCTGCGAACGTGGTGGCCCGCATCGACGGGCTGTGCGCCAGTTCCGCGACCATCGTGGCCTGCCACTGTGACCGCGTTGTGGCGGCCAACGACAGCACCTACATGGTCCACCCGGTCCGGCTGGGCCTGCTGGGCTACTACGACGCCACGACCATGCAGCAGTATTTGAACGCGCTGGACACCATCAAGGAGAACATCATCAGCCTGTACGCGAAGAAGACGGGCCGGGACAAGGAAGAAGTGACCGGCTGGATGGACGCGACGAGCTGGTGGACAGGCCAGGAGGCCAAGGACAACGGCTTTGTGGACGAGCTTGTGGAGGATGTGGAAACGCCGGTGGTGGAAAACCGCGACGGCGTTTTGTTCGTGAACAGCGTGAATATGCACCTGCCTTTCGACAAGGCACCAACCTTCATGCAGAACAGTTTGGCAGCACCCACCGCCGCCGGACGTTTTGTAAATAAACCCGGAGCCATGAAACCGGGAGTACAACACGAGGAGGTACAGAACATGGAAATCAAGACTGCGGACGACCTGCGCCAGGCTTATCCTGCGCTGGTTGACCAAATCGAGCAGGCGGCGGCTGATCGTGCGACCAACGAGGAGCGCGAGCGCATCCGCGACATCGAGGAGATGGCTCTGCCGGGCAGCGAGGAGATCACCGCCGAGGCGAAGTTCACCAAGCCCGTCAGCGCCAGCGACTACGCCAAGGCCGCCATGAAGCGCGCCAAGGAGCAGGGCAACGAGTATCTGAACAACGCGAAGACCGACGCCAAGAACAGCGGCGCGGGCACTGTGGAGAACACGCCCCCTGCCGGTAAGACGGACGAGTTCCTGGACGCCATCAAGAGCGTGGGCCAGAACGCGCAGAAGAAGTAAGGGAGGGCAAAAGCATGAGCATGGATTTGGCAAGAAAGACTTTTTCCTGCGAGCCTGAGTATTTCATCGCAGGCACCAACATCCGCATCGCCACGGCGGTGAAGGAAGCGGGCGCTGACCTGAGCGCCCATACCCCCGTCCTTCTGGCGGAGGGCAAGGTCACTCCCGTGGCTGAGGCTGCGAAGCTGACCGGCCTGTACGGCGTGACCGCCGAAGCCGCCAAGAGCGGCGAGGACGCCATCATCTACCTTTCCGGCGAGTTCTTCGCTGATGCGCTGGTCCTGCCTGCAGGCATGACTGCCGCTGATGTGGAGGTCCCGCTGCGCAACCTCGGCATCTACTTGAAGTAAGGAGGAAACAGAGATATGCCTAACGAAGTGAATATCTATACCCCCCGCTATCTGGCGGAGGTCGTGAGACAGGCACCGCCTATCCACACTTATTTCCGCGACACCTTTTTCACCAACATCAAGACCTTCTCCACCGAGCGCGTGGACATTGACCTGGTGAAGGGCGACCGCCGCATGGCCGCCTTCGTACATCCCCGCGTGGGCGGGCAGGTGCTCAAGGCCAACGGCTTTAGCACCGAGAGCTACAAGCCGCCCCTGATCAACCCCTACGACGTGACCACGGCAGACCAGCACATGACCCGCCTGCCCGGCGAGGACCTGTACAGCGGCATGACCCCGGCCCAGCGCGCGGCCCGCAAGCTGATGGACGAGTACAACCGCCTGAACGACGCAACCACGCGCCGCGAGGAGTGGATGTGCGTGCAGGCCATCGTCACCGGCCAAATCCCCATCGTCGGCCCCGGTGTGAACGAGGTGATCGACTTCGGTTTCACCAACAAGATCAAGCTGGACGGTACGAAGCAGTGGGGCAAGACTGCTGCCAAGCCCATCGAGGACCTGGAAGACTGGACCGAGAAGGTGCTGACCGGCGGCTTCACCAACGTGGACCGCGTGATCATGGGCAAGGCTGCTCTGCGCGCCTTCATCAACGACGAGAAGGTGCAGAAGCTCCTTGACAACCGCCGCATCAACATCGGCGGCTACGACCCCCGCGACCTGCCTAACGGCGTGAAGTATTACGGCCATCTGACCAGCCCGAACATCGACCTGTATACCTACGGCGAGGTGTATCTGGACGACTGGACCGACCCTGAGACCCCGGCTGTGAAGCCTCTGGTCCCGGAGAACGTGGTCATTCTGATCTCCGGCCAGTCGAACTTCATGCTGGCCTACGGCGCGTGCACCTACATTGAGGACGGCACGCAGCAGTGGGTGACGGCGGAGACCAGCCGCCTGCTGCGCAGCTATGTGGAGCATCACCCCGACCGCCGCATGGTGGAGCTGCAGGCCCATCCGCTGCCTATCCCCGACAAGGTGGATAGCTGGCTGGTGGCCGAAGTGTGCTGAGATGGCACTGTTCGAGCTGAAACAGGACTATGGGAATGAGGTGGAGGGGCTGCCCCCTCCGCCTACGTTCAAGGACTGCGCGGCGGCGGACATCGACACCGTGTTCTTCAACGGCAACGAGCACGCCGACCGGCACATCATCGACGGCAAGGACGTTCTTGTGGTGATCGTGGAAGGCGGCACGCGGGAGCATAATTCACACTGGGAGGCGGGAGCCAAGCAGAACTTCGACACCGGACTGTACAAGGCGCACACCATCCTGTACATCCGCACGGAGGACTACGGGCCGAAGCCGAAGGTGGGAAAGCCGCTGGTGATGGACGCCGGGACGGACCATAAGCGCACCTTCGACATTATGAAGTGCGAGGAGGAGTGCGGGGTCTTCCGCATGACGTTACAGAGGACGAGACAATGAGCAACGTGCGATATAACGCGGGGACCATGACCATCGAGGTCGATGGCCTGGACGATGTGAGCGCGGTGCTGGGCGACCTGCGGAAGAAGACCCCAGCGGTGGCGAAGGTAGCAATCAACGCCACGGCCCGGCAGGCCCGCAAACTGATGATCGCGGAGGCGAAGGCCCGGTACGCGGTGAACAGCGCGGGCAAGCGGCACCTGAGCGACCTGGTGCAGCGCAAGAAGGCCAGCAACAGCAGCCTGAGCGCGGAGCTGCGCATCGCAAGCTACCGCAACGACCTGGGCTATTTCCAGACCAGGCCGAACCGCCCCTTCATGGGGCATGACGTGGCGCAGGCCCCGGAGTATTTCACGGCCCGCGTGCTGAAAACCTCCCCCATGAAGGCGCTGACCGGCAAGGGCCGGTTAAGCAAGGGCTTCCTGGTGGAGTTCAAGAGCGGACACGTGGGCATGGTGCAGCGCATCGTGGGCACGGGGCGCTTCCACTACACCGTGCGCAGCGGCGCACCGAGCACCAGCGACAAGATGCAGACCATGGGCAGCCCCAGCGCGGCAGCGATGCACTCGACCATCTGGCCGGAAGTGGAGCCGGAGGTGGAGCTGTTCCTGGCGGCAAAGCTGACCGAGCGGGCCGAGCAGGTCTTGGCACGGGCAAAGAGAAAGGCGTGAGGATATGAAAGAAACGATGAAAGTGGGCATCGGCCAAACGCCGCAGCTCTGCCAGGATGCATTGATCGAGATGCTGCGCGAGCTGTTCGCCGGAAAGAAGTACAACGGCCAGGAGGGGCGGAAGCCGCTTGAAATCTTCAAGCAGGACCTTCCCATCCCGGAGGAGAACGATGTGGACGCCGACACCGACGTGGCGCACGCGCCCTATATCGTGGTACGCATGACCGGCGGAGAGATTGCGGACGATAAAAGCCCGCAGACGGTGGAGTTCAGCCTGATCATCTGCGCCTATGACACCGGCATCGAGCGGGCGGGCTTTCAGGATGTCGCCAACATCAAGGAGGACATCGTGCAGAGAGCGTGCACCGCGCCGTACTTCGGCGGAGCCTTCACCATCCTAAAGCCTATCGCCTGGGCCTTGCAACAGGACGACACAGCCCCGTATTACTACGGAGCTGTGACCATGAACTGTACAGCTCCGGCCATGACCCAAGACACCGAATTGGAGGAACTGCTATGAGCAAGAAAACAGAACCCCGCGCGGCGGATATGGCCGCGCCTATGAGCGAAGCCGCTGCGGCGGCGGAGGTCAAGACTGCCGTTCCTATGGAGCGGGAAGCAAAGACCGGCCCCGTCGTCTACTGCGGCCCCAGCGTGCGCGGCGTCGCCAGACAGTACACCGTGTACGCGGGCACCATTCCTGCCGCGCTGGCAGACTTCATTCAGGCCCACCCGGCGGCCAAGGGGCTGCTGGTGAGCGTGGGCCGTTTCGCTCAGGTGAGAAGCAACCTGGGCCGGAGCGGGACGGCGGAGGCTATCCTGTTCCAGAAAATCAAATCCGAATTGTAAGAAGGAGGAAAGAACGTATGTATCGACATGGCATTTACGTCAGCGAGCAGGAAACCAGCATGATCGCTCCGCTGAACGGAACAGCCGGTTTGCAGGTCGTGATCGGGACTGCCCCGGTGCACCTGCTGGCGGACCCGGCTGCGGCCATCAATAAGCCTCTGCTGGTATACAGCAAGGCGGAAGCCATCGCTGCCGTTGGGTACAGCGACGACTTTGCGAGTTTCACACTCTGCGAAGCGATCTCCGCTTCGTTCGCGGTGGTGAACGTGGCCCCCCTGGTGCTGATCAATGTGCTGGACCCGGCCAAGCACTCCGCCGAGATGGAGGAGAAGACCGTGCAGATCAACAGCGGCATGGCCGTTGTGGAGGAGACGGGCGTGCTCCTGAGCACTCTGGTGGTGAAAAACGGCGAGGAGACGCTGACCGCCGAGGAGGATTACACCGCCGTTTATAACGCCGACGGCACCGTGAGCATCGTCCTGATCGAGGGCGGAAAGGCCAACGGCGCGACCAACCTGACCGTTTCCGGCAAGAAGGTGGACGCCAGCAAAGTGACCGCTGCCGACATCGTGGGCGGCGTGGACGCGGCCACCGGCGCGGAGACCGGCCTGGAAGTCGTGCGCCAGGTCTACCCCAAGCTGGGCATGACCCCCGGCATCCTGACGGCTCCCCGTTTCAGTACCAACGCCGCTGTGAGCGCGGCCCTGCAGGCGAAGACGAAGGAGATCAACGGCGTATTCAAGTGCGTGTGCATCGCGGACGTGGACAGCGGCGCGGACGGCGCGCGCAAGTACGCGGACGTGAAGGAGCAGAAGGAGCGCCAGGCTTTGACCGACCCGAACGCTTACGGCGTGTGGGGCTACGGCAAGGTGGGCGACGTGATGTACAGCGGCTCCGCCCTGGCCTCTGCCCTGACCGCCTACACCGACGCGGCCAGCGACGACATCCCCAGCAACCCCGGCAACAAGACCATCGCCATCAGCGCTATGTGCCTTGCCGACGGCACCGAGGTCCTGCTGGACCAGGACCAGGCCAACGTAGTCAACAGCTACGGCGTGGCGACCTGGCTGAACATGAACGGCTTCCGCCTGTGGGGCAACCGCACCTGCGCCTACCCCGGCAACACGGACCCGAAGGACAGCTTTTTCTCCTGCCGCCGCTACATGAGCTGGCGCGCCAACAGCTTCATTCTGACGTATTTCCAGAAGGTGGACAGCCCTCTGAACAAGCGCCTGATCGAAGCCATCGTGGACAGCGAGAACGTGCGCGGCAACGGGTACGTCGCCATGGGCGTCGCCGCAAGGGACGAGATCGTGTACAACGAGGACGAGAACCCCGTCACCGACCTGATGAACGGCAAGATCACCTTCCACCAGTACATGACCCCGTACACCCCGGCGGAGGACATCGAGGACATCATCGAGTTCGACCCCGACGCGCTGGTAAGCGCACTGAGCTGATAAGGGAGGTACGAAAACATGAGCATCAGCAACAACTACATCCCTGAGAAGATCAACGACTTCAACACCTATCTGGACGGTAACAAGATGATCGGCGTAGCTGCGTCTGTTACGCTGCCGGAGGTGAAGATGAAGACCAGCACTGTCTCCGGCGCTGGCATCAACGGCGAGATCGACAGCCCCACCATCGGCCAGTTCGAGAGCATGGAGCAGGAGATCGACTTCAATGTGCTGTACAGCAGCGCCATGGATATGCTTTCTCCCCTGTCCGTGGTGAACCTGACGCTGCGCGCCGCCCAGCAGGTCTACGATAAGACCGGCGGCTACGCCTTCAAGGGCCTGCGCGTGGTGGAGATGGGCCGCGTGAAGACCTTCAACCCCGGCAAGGTGGAGAAGGGCGAAGGCATGGAGGCCAAGGTGACGCTTGAGCTGACCTATCTGCTGGTGGAGAACGACGGTTCCCCGCTGCTGGAAGTGGACAAGCTGAACGGCGTCTACAAGGTCAACGGTGTGGATATGCTGGCGGGCATCTCCGAGCTGACCTGATAAGGCCGGAAAGTCAAAAGCGAAACGAGCAGGCTCTACTCTCTGCACAGGCGGAGGGTAGGGCCTGCGCAATATTCAAAAACCGAAAGGAGCAGCACTATGAATGAAGAAAAGAACATGATGGCGGAGGCCAACGAGGAAACCGCGCAGACCACGCAGAGCGAGCGCGTGATCGACCTGGGCAAGCCCTACAAGTTCGAGGGCACGGAATACACTTCCATCGACCTGAGCGGACTGGATAAGCTGACGGTGAAGGACGCCATCGACGCCCAGCGCCAGCTTTTCAACGAGCGGGAGGTGGCCGCCGCTATGCTGTGCGAGACCACGACCGCGTTTGCAAGGGCCATCGCCGCGAAGGCGGCGGAGCTGCCCATCGAGTTTTTCAAGCTGATGCCGCGCGGGGCCAGCCGCAAGGTGGCCGGTGTCGTGCGCAACTACATGAACGTGGATGCCGCGACGGAGAACCACGTGATGCAGCTTGAGGAGCCGTATCACTTCAAGGGCCAGACCTACACGGAGGTGGACCTGAACGGCATCGCGGACCTGAACAGCATGAACGAGAGCGAGGCAGAGAACCGGCTGGCACGCGCTGGCTTTATGGTGACGGAGACCTCCTTCAACTACCTGTTCGCCTGCATCCTTGCGAGCATGGCGACGGGACTGCCGGAGGAGTTCTTCACGGGACTGCCGCTGCGCGAGGTGCTGAAACTGAAAAACGCGGTGAACGACAGCGGTTTTTTCGAGTAAAGGGCGGGGCGAAAGCCTTACGCCAAGCGGCCATCCGCCTGTCAGCGGTCACGAGAACGGGCGTGGACTTCTACCTGAAACTGCCCGTCGAGGAGTTTATCGCGCTGAATAACGAGGTGGCGGAGGAATGGCACAGAACAAAACATTAGAGTTAAGCATCAAGATCGCTGGTAAGGTAGACAAAAGCCTGACGACGGCGATCAACCAGACCAATACCCTGATGGGGAGCCTGACCACCACCATGAGCAAGGTGGGCACGGCGGGGCTTGCGGCCATGGGGGCGCTGGCAACGGCGACCGTAGCCGGACTTGCCAAGTGCACCTCCGAGGCCGCGAAGCTGGAAAACAATATGTCTGCGATGGTGCGCTACGTGGACGGGCTGACGGAAAGCGCCACCACCAGCACCGAGCAGGCACAAAGCAACCTGAAAGCCATGAGGACCTATATCCAGGACCTCAGCACGCAGATACCACGGACCACCGAACAAATCTCCAAGATGTCGGCGGCCCTGGGCCAGTCCGGCATCGGTGCGGACCGGCAAATGAGCACGGGCATCCTGCGTGATACCGCCGTCGCCGCGACCGCTATGGACCTTGAAGACGACACGGCGGGCAACTACATGGCGAAGTGGGAGGCCGCCTTCAACTTCAACCATGACCAGGTAATGACGCTGATGGACCAGATCAACTACCTGGGCGCGAACAATGCCACGACGGCGGCGGAGATCGCGCAGAGCGTGAACCAGGCCGCGTCTATGGGCCAGATCGCGGGCGTGGACCCGTCGGCTACAGCGGCCATCGCTACGGCCATGCAGGCGACCGGCGTTGCGACGGACCGCGTGGGAACCAGCATTTCACGTATCTACACGAACATCAGCAAGGGGTCCAACGCCACAAAGGCACAGAAAGCCATGTGGGAGGAGCTGGGCTTCACCGCTGAGGGCATCGCAAGGTCCATGCAGAGCGACGGCATCGGGACGCTGAAATCGGTGTTCCAGGCCATCAACAATATGCCGGACGAGCGCAAGGTGGCTGCCCTGAACACTCTGTTTGGTCAGTGGGCCATCGAAGGCGGCGCGAAGATCACGCAGAACCTCGCGCTGCTTGAGAAGACGCTGGGCGAGGTCAACGACCCCGGCCTCTATACGGGCAGTATGGAGCGGGAGTTCCTGATCGAGGCGAGCACGCCGGAAGCGGTCGATCTAATGCTGTCGAACGCGAAGACGGCGCTGATGCAGGACATCGGCCAAGCGTTCCTTCCGGCAAAGAAGGAGTTCAGCCTGTCGATGATCGACTTCCTGAACCAGATCAGGAAGAATATGCCGGAGCTGACGACGCTGGCGAACTCACTGGGAAAGATCGCAAGCGACGGCGTGGAGCGCCTGGGCGATGCCATGGAGCGGGCGCTGCCCTACATCCAGAAGGGGCTTGACTACCTGGCGAACAACGGGCCGCAGGTGGCCTCGACGCTGGGCAAGCTGGCGGCGGTGTTCGTGGGCATGAAGTTCGCGCCGGGCATCGAAAGCCTTTTGAGCGGCGCGGGGAACCTGCTGCTGGGAAGCTCTGTCGGCGGCAGCGGAAAACGCACCGGCGGTCTGCTGGGCGGCATCAAGAGCCTGTTCCAGGGCGGACAGAAGGCGGCGGGCACGGCTGGCGGCTTCCTCTCCACCTTCGGCGGCGCGGCCAGCGGAAACGGCTTTTTCCAAACGCTGGGGAGCGTGGCATCCAGCCTGATCTCCGGCAACGGCATCAAGGGCACGGCGGGGCTGCTGGAAGCGGCAGCGGGAACGCCGGGCCTCTTATCCGGTTACCAGGGCGCGGGAAGCGCACTGAAAAACAGAATTGCAGGAAGCGGCATCGGGCAGTATTTCGGCAGCGTGTTCTCCTCCCTGGGGAACTTCGGGAGCACGCTGGGGAACACGAAGACCGGCGGCTTCCTTTCGGGTCTGCTGGGCAAGGCGGGCGGCGCGCTGGGCAACCTGACCATGCCGCTGCGCCAGGGTATCGCAGGTATCGGTGCTGCGGCGACCATTCAAGGCAGCATCATCCAACAGAACCTATCCGGCCTGCTGGGTAAGGCGGGCGGCTTTGTGAGCGGCATCGCCAACTCCGGCGCGGGAAAAGCCATCGGCGGCGTGCTGGGGAGCCTGGGCACCGTGGCGAAGTCGGGAGCCGGTGTGCTGGGGACCGTGTGGGGTCCCATCGCCTCCGGCTTCGGAAGCATCTTCGCGGGAGCCGCGCCGGTGATCGGCGTGATCTCCTCCATCATCGCCGTGGTGAGCATCCTGGGCGACCACCTGGAAGACATCCGGGGCATCATCCAGAACGTATTCGGCGATACCGGCGTGGCCGTGTTCGACAAGTTCATGGGCGTGCTGCAAAACGTGGGCAGCTTCATCACGGGACTGTTTGCGGACGGCGGCGTGGCAAATGCGCTGGCCCCGCTGCGGGAGACCATCACGAACCTGTTCGGAGAGGATGCGGGCGCGGCCTTCGACGGGCTGACGACCATCCTGCAATCGGTGATGGGCGTGGTCGGGCAGATCGTGAGCTTTGCACAGACGACCGTGAAGCCGATCATCCAGGACATTTTCAGTTTCCTGACGGGAACCGTGGTGCCCATCATCCTGCAAACCTTCACAGCGGCGGCTCCGTCTATCGCTGGCATCATCAGCGGCCTCGGCTCCGCCATTATGACGGCTATGCAGATCATCGGCTCGGCCATCCAGGCAGTCATGCCTATCGTGCAGAGCATCATCACCGTCATTATGAGCATCGCTTCCGTCGTGGTGCCCGCTGTGCTGGCGGGTATCTCGGCACTGGCGCAGGGCATCGGCCCCATCCTGGAAGGTATCAAGACCGTATTCGACGGGCTGATCGCTTTCATCACGGGCGTATTCACCGGGAACTGGTCCCAGGCATGGGAAGGCGTAAAGCAGATATTCGGCGGCGCGTTCGACGCGCTGGTGGGCCTGCTGAAAACGCCGGTGAACGCGGTGATCGCGCTGATCAACAAGGCCATCTCCGGCATCAACGGACTGGGCCTGGACATCCCGGACTGGGTGCCCATCATCGGCGGCAAGAGCTTCCACATCAGCATCCCGGAGATACCGATGCTGGCAAAGGGCGGCTTCACCGACGGCGTGAGCATCGCGGGCGAAGCCGGGCGCGAGGCTGTGATCAGCTTCCAGCGCGGCGTGCGGGCACAGAACATCGCCACCTGGGCACAGGCGGGCCGGATGCTGGGCGTGAGCGCCGAGCAGGCGTTGAGCGCGGCGGACGGCGCAGAGCTGAAACCCATCGACCCCGGCGAGGGCGGCGGAGGCGGAGGCGGCTTCACCTTCGCGCCGAACATCGTCATTCAGGGCAACGCCGACGCGGACGTGCTTGAGGAAGCGCTGCGGCGGGCCAAGGAGGAGTTTGAGGCATGGTACGAGCAGATGATGCGCAAGCGTGCCCGGACGGCCTATTGATGGGAGGAAGCTATGTACACGACAAAGAGCGGCGACACCTGGGACGTGATCGCCAAGGAAGTCTATGGCAGCGAATACCACGCGGACGCGCTGATGGCGGCCAACCCGGAGCACATCGACACCTTCCGCTTTTCCGCCGGGGTCGTTTTGAAGACGCCGACGGTGGAGGACGCGCGAGCGGGCACGCTGCCGCCATGGAAATACGAGGCGCAGTATGAATAAGGCAAGAAGCATCGGACTTGCGGTGCAGTACCGCAGCACCCCGTATTCCGCACAGGTGCAGGCGAGCGCCCAGGTGGACGCGGCGGAGGGCGGCGGGAGCGCTGCTTCCTCCGCCAGCTCCGGCTCCGGCGCGGCGGCGGGACAGGCGGTAACGCTGAACAACACGCCCCTCTACGTGAGCAGCGTGGCGAAGAACCCAGCGACCCACAAGACGGGCGTGTATTACTTCTACGACGGCATTTTGATACGAGGGCGCTACCGCATCACCAACACCCCGTCGAGAGTGGGCAAGACCCCGGTGGGACAGAACGTGACCGGCTGGGCGGACGCGGCGGACTGCGGCGCGGTGAGCACCACCAAGGCCGCGCCTAAGAAGGAGACCTCCGGCCAGGAGGACGCGACGCTGGGTGCGGGCACGGGAACGGACATCGGCCTTTCCATCGAGAGCCTGACCTATGTGGACAACGCGGCGGACGACAGCGACAGCATCGACCTGACGCTGGACGCCCAGGACAGCAAGTGGCTGTGGGGCTGGATGCCGCAGAAGGGCGCGACGCTCTACCCCCGCCTGCTGGGCCACGACTGGGAACGGCCCGGCGACGAGCGGGCCATGGACTGCGGCCTTTTCGTGGTGGACGACGTGAACTACTCGGACACGCCGACCACCTTGCAGCTCGGCGGCGTGAGCAAACCGAGCGACAGCAATTTCAGCGAGACAGATCGGAAGGTGACGTGGAAGAACACCTCCATCAAGCGCATCGGCCAGACCATCGCGGCGCGCTACGGACTGGGCTTCACCTATGACGCTGAGGACTACGACATCAAGTGCGACGAACAGGACGGAGCGGACAGCAGCTACTACAATACGCTGTGCCAGAACTACGGCCTGGTGCTCAAGGTGTACGCCCGGCGGCTGTGGGTCTACGACCGGGAGGCATACAAGGCAAAGCGGGCGGTGCGGACCTTCGACCGCACGGACATCATCCGTGGGAGCCTGAGCTGGACCACTACCCTTTCCGGGACCTACACCGGCGGGACCTTCGACTACACCGACGCGGACAAGGACTGCGACATCTCCTGCAAGGTGGGCGGCGGAACACACATCAAGAGCGTGAACCGCAGGGCCACCAGCGTGCAGGATGCGGCGGTCCAGCTCTGCGCGGAGCTGAACCGGGCCAACCATGGCACGATCAAGCTGCGCTTCACCGTTCCGGGAGACTGGACCGTGAGTGCGGGCAACACGATCAACATTACCGGCTACGGCGGCGGCCCCTCCGGTGGAGAGGGCGGCATCAACGGCAAGTATTTCGTGGACAAGGTGACGCACAAATACACCAAGAGCGGCGGATTTACCACGGCCTTCGAGTGCAGCGGCGTCCGGGAGGGCTTCAACCCCTACGAGGTGGGCGGCTCCATCCAGTACAACACGGAGGGGTCCGACACCAGCGACACGAATTACAGCAGCTCCTACGAGACGAGCACAGCGGCCAGCGCCGCCCGCCCGGCGGCGGGGGGGGGGGGCGGGGGGGCGGGGGGGCGCGA